CCCCACGCGCCGGCCACCTTTTCACCCCGCGGCCCCCGGTGCCCCCCCAGCCACAGCCACAGCCACAGCCACAGCCGAACCCCCCTGCACCTAACCCCCCTGCACCTAACCCGCCCGCGCCAAATCCACCGGCCCCCAATCTCCCTGCACCTCAACCACCCACGCCGCCAGCTCCAGCAGAACCACCCGCGCCGCGAACCGTCTACTACACGCTTCGTTCCCTCGGAGACGGCACAGCAGAGGTTGTACCCGTTATACCCACCGACCCACCAGCACCAGACGCAACGAACGGGGTATGGGAAGGCGACCTAGAGGACAGCGAGAATGAGGTAGTCAATGACTGACATTCCAAAAACCGGGTTCCCAGTCATAGATATAGCCGTGGTAGTAGTCATCGCGCTTTCCGTCGCATCCCCATTCGCGGTAAAAACATACCGCGCCATACAAGAGCTACGGAAAGACATGCTTTCGGTGAAGCACCAGGTGAAAAACGACCACGGGAGCAACCTCAGGGACGATTTGGACAAGACCACCGAAATAACCCGCGAAGGGTGGAAGGCCGTGCAGGTCACGCTGGCCGACATCCAAGACAAGCTAAAGAACGTTGCCCTAGACTTTGGCGGCCTTCGCTCGGAGATGCGGCACGAACGCGACAAGACCGACGATATCAACAAGCGAGTACACGCGCTGGAAATGAAAACAGAGGTAGCAAAGCAGGTTAAGGCTGAGGTAGACCGGAAAGTAAACCCACAACCCACCACCGCCGCCACCGCTTTACCCATCGTCATCAATACCACCGCCACTGAAAACAGCGGCGGAGGGCCGGTACCACCGACCCATACCTACGAATAAGGAAACAACCTAGACAAGGAGAAAACGCATGGCAAAGACCCGCGTAGCAGGCGTGGACGAAGAAGGCCACCTCACCGGAAAACCCCTAGAGGGCCTGACCGTAACCACCATCCCGCAGATTACCCAACAGCAGATGAAGCCCCTGGCAGACCGCGTAACCGTGCTGGAAAACAAGCCAGCACCCGCACCCCAGGTACTCAGCCTGGAAAACAAGACCCTCACCCTCTCGGGCGGCGGCGGCTCGGTACAGCTCCCAACTAGTGACGTGAAAGCCACCACAATTACCGACAACGGGGATGGAACCATTTCCATTGAGTAACACCGCATGGTAAGCTTATGCTGAAAGCTGGCTAGGGACAGGCACCTTTCACTAAACACTGCTAAATCACGAGAATACCCCGCCTAATGGTGGGGTATTCTTGTATCTAGGGAAAGAAAAGAACAGCGGGCGCACACAGAGACGGAAGGACACCACAGTATGGCCGCAGTCACAGTACCCTCACTCAACGCACAAAAACGCTTCACCGACGCAAGCCGCGAAGCAGTACTCGCAGTACAACCCGGCTCAGCATTCAACGTATGCTCCCCAGACTTCGGGGCAGACCCCACCGGAAAACGAGACTCAACACAGGCAATCCAGAACGCAGTAAACGCCGCCGCCGCCGCCGGTGGCGGTTCCGTACACATACCAGCAGGAAAATATCTAGTCAGCGCCCCCTTCATCGAACTAAAAGGCATGGTGCAGGTCTACGGCGACGGCAACGCAACCGAAATCATAGCCACCACATCAAAACCCATCAACCAGAAAACGGGCGTGTTCCGCACGGGCACCTGGAACAACCGCGCCCAAGACCCCACCCTGCTACGATTCGGAGTATCTAACCTCTGGATAAAAGCACGCCGCGCGGGCATCCAGCACCAGAACTTTATACCCAACCTATGCGGAGTACTCTTCAACACCGATTTAGGCGGCTCACCAGCAGACCCAGACGCAGTACCCACCTGCAACTTCCTAGAAATCTGGGGCATGGAAACAGGGGCCGCCTTCCTTGGCACCGACGACCAAGCCATGAAAGTCTTCTCACTCAAAGTACGCAACGCGGGACAAGCCGGGCTAGTAGTCGGCAAACCAGAAGGACACCCCGAAGGAAGCGGCGGAGCCGCTGATAACAAATTCTTCGGGGCCGACATCGGCGGGTGCAACAAATCCATGGACGGCTACGCCGGTATAGAGGTATACACCTCACAAACCAAATTCGTAGGCTCCACCAGCTGGTACACAGCAGGTAACGCAACCTTTGGACAGCTCTACGCCATGACTTCCAACACACGCGGCGACGAAATCACAGCTGGCTCACCACAGGCCGCAAACCGCAACGGGCAAAAAGGCGGCGCGGGCTGGTACATCAAAGCCACAAAATGCGTGCTCACCAACTGTGAAGCACAGGAAAACGGCGGCCACGGCTTCATCCTCGCATACGGCGACAACACCCTAGTGGGTTGCAGGGGCGAATCATCCAGCTACGGAGACACCGCCAAAGGCCAAGCCGGAGCAACATCAGCCGCAGACTTCTACATCTGCAACACCGGCTCAGACGGCACAACACTCATGGGGTGCACCTCTCGGAGCGCACGCAAAGCATCAGGCGGCGCACGGTGGAGCTTCTACATTGAGAGCTGGTTCAGGGGCCTCACCATCCAAGGCTGTACCTCGCTGGATGTATCCGTACCCGCCGAAGCCAGCGCACTCAGCCTCAAAGCCCCGGTACGAGTTAAAGACCCTCAAGGCGGGAACGTAGACATACAGGTCAGCGAATACCACCTCACCACACGCAAAATAGCACCCGTGGTAAACGGCCTCACCGCAAAACCCGGCGTAAGCCCCTACGGAGACACCCCATTTGAGCGGTGCTATCAAATTTTCGACCCCACATCGGGGCAGGGGTACCTACACATCGAAGCACAGCTACAGAAAACCTTCGTAGATGGAGGGGTGCTTTTCACCCTCCCAACCAACGCCCCAACCCCTACCAAGACCATCAAGAGCGTTGTGAATGGCGGCTCGGTATACGTAAACGCCGGTTCGCGTGAGGTGCTTCAATGGGGTATCCCGAATCAGGAAGGCTCTAAAGTCATTACCGACCTTGTAGGATTCTTCGTAGACTAGCCACCCACACACCCAACTCACAGACTAAGGAGACCACCATTAGCACGAACCTGCCAAAGCTCAACGAACAGGGGCAATTCACAGGCGCGCCCCTGGAGCACATAAAACAGCTCATCAAGGCAGAACTAGCCGCCAACCCGCCACAACCCCCAGCCAAGCTACCTCACCAGAAATTTATTCTAGAGTGGGTAGCACGCGGCACTACCGTAGTCGCCGGTAACGGGAACCAGGGCGCTCACCGTCACTTTCTGGACTACGACCCAAATACCAAAATCGGTATCATCCACCTGGACTTTACGGTGCCAGCAGGTAAGACCGCGAAGGACACCCTATTTTCGTTGCCAGAAAAAACCCAAGACCAGGTACCCGTACCGGTACCCGCTTCACTGATTGAGCTTCAATCAGTCACGCCTAGCACCACAGGCAACGGTGGTATATGGATGGATAAAGGCAGTCGTAAAGTGCAGACCGACGTAATTACCGCGCCGGGCCGCTACATTCTCAACATTCTAGGATTTTTTGAGGTGCCAGCCAATGCCTAAAGTACGAGTACCAGCACTAGACCAAACCGGTAACCTAACTGGCAACGGACTAGCCGCCGTCCAAAAAGTAGTAGACGCAAACCTACCCACGCTCAAAGCAGCCCTAGAGCAGAGCATCGAAGAACGCGCGGCGCGTATCGAAACCCGACAGCCCGACTTCGGGTTTATCAACGGCCAACGCTACTACTCACCCATCACCTACACCTGGCCGGACTACTACAACGGCCAAAACTCACAATGGGCCAAATTCCTACAATTCGGGAACTCACTAGGCATTGTTATCCTCAACCGCGCCTCGGGCGAATGGCTCGACAAACGACCAGATACCGACTTTGCCACACAGGCAAACCTAGTAATGGCCGCCGGTTCCCGTCGCATCGCTTTCTACATAAAAACACGGCACGGAGCCAACGCACCCGAAGCAGACGACACTTACCGCGAACGAGTAAAAGCCATGCTCGGCGTATCCATGGAAGCAGTCACCCGGTTCACAGAGCAATTCATCCTAGACTCCGTGACCGCCGTATACACAGACTATTCGGGGGTATTCAGCAGGGGTAGGGGCGCAATCTTCCTAGATGAGGTAGTAAACGGCTGGGACGAGCAACAGCAGAAAATCATGCCGTTTTATCAACAGCTTTATCGCAAAATCAAAAACATTGTCGGTAACGACGTTCCCGTTATCATCAACCCCGGCTCCAACACCCGCCGCGAAATGATGGACGCGTGCGACATCGTATGCACCTGGGAATCAAGTGCCACCCGCTACCTCGACCCAACCACGCCAAACATCCATCCAGACCACTACAAAGACTACCCATCGTGGCGGTTCTGGCACATCATCCACGGCGTAACCCCTGCAAACATTGAGGCAGTATTCCACAAGCTAGACTCACTCAATATCGGGCAAGCCTACATCACCGACAGGGTATTCAGCATCGGAGACGGTTCAGAAGACCACCCCGCCGAAAACCCCTACGACAAAGCCCCCTCAACCTTCGTAGAAGATGAGGTAAGGGCATGGACACAGGGCCTGTTGCCCTACCTCACACGCATTAAAGCTCTAGAGGTAGAACTACAGAAACTAAAGCAAAAGGAAGGAAACACGCAATGAGCGACTACCCCACAGAGGGCCTATACCGGCTGGTACCCGTACCCCACACCTCGGAGCAAGAGGAAGCCAAGAAACGAGGATACCACCTGCACTACGGCGACCAACCCCCCACCTCACCCACCAAAGACGGGCTACCCGTCCTATGGGTGCAGGGCAAACCCACCGAAGATGTACTAGTGGTGCCCATGCGACCCGCCGTAAACCTGAACCGCCGTGAGGTCATCGTGAAGCCGCAGACCGGCGTACAATACACACTCAACGGTAAAGACATCACCCCGGGCACCCACACCGTACCCGGAGACGGATACACATACTTCACCGTAGGAGCACGCGCCACCGACGGCTACACCACCACCGGAAAATACGAATGGCCCTTCACCATCGGAGAAGCAGTACCTGCAACCCCAGAAAACCTATGGGTATCCGACAAAGCCGCATTACGCGCACCCGGTACCGAAATCACCCCACCCGCGCCGGGTACTTCTAGCGCAAACGACAACGGAAAATACGGCCACTACAAGCTACGCACCGGTGAAAAGCTGAACAACGGCTTTGGCGGGTACGGAACAGCCCTGTGGACACAGTTAGGGGCCGGGTGGGCAGTAAACAACCGCGTCACCCCGCCCGTACACTACCGCTCTTCGTGGAAAGTGAACGACAAGGGCCAGTATGAAGAGCAATTCGCAGACACCACCACCTGGATTTTCCCGCACACCAGGAACTTCACGCTAGAAATCGACTTCGTAGAATCCGCAGTTCGCCCAGACCAGACAATGCAAATGTGGATAGGCGCATACTCTGGCCTCTACATGGCAGAAATCGGCAAAGAAATCATCGAACGCAACGCAAACGGTGACAAGCTCGACCACTACACCGTACCGCGCGGAGAACGCACCGGAACCTGGAAACTCGCACTGTACAACGACATCTACACCATCACCACACCACCCACGAAGCAGTTCCCACAAGGCCGCTCCATGACTCAAGACTTCTCCAAATTCAACGGAGTGACAGGCAACAACGCCGTAGGCGGCATCGGGCTACGCCTGAACTGGAACAACATCACCGGACTACGGGTGTACAAACACAAGGGAGAAGGGCGGGACAATGCCTAGCAAAATCATCCACCCCAACGGAAAAACCAGCACACCACAAATCAAGGTACACAACGGCACCGAATGGGTGCCCCAGCACGGACACCCACACCCCGCCATCGTAGCCGACGCATTCCACCCCACACGCGGCATACACCAAAACACCATCTGGCAGAGGGACGTAACCAACATACCCCTGCACCCCAACAGCCAGGCTATGGCTAAATGGATGTGGGACAACACACCCGACCCCTTCGGTACAGGCTGGATGCGGGGACAAAAAGGCGGCGGCTGGGGTTCAAAAACCAGCCTCAACACACCCGCTGGCAACACAAGCGCCATCGCCGCGTATGTGGTGGACTCAACACACCCCGCCACCGAATGGGCATGGATGGAATGTCGAACAGACGGCATGAGCACCATATCCAGCGACCGCACCCCCCTAGAAACACCCGGCCAGCTACGCGGGCACTACAACGCACAAAAAATCCTCAGCGGGCGTATCCCCCTCCCCCTCGGAGCACAATCAGCCGCCACCGAAGGCGGCGACTACGGGATGGCACTGTACGACATCGGCACGGGCATCTGGCGCGAATACTTCAACGCACACGGCCCACTCAAAGACAAGAAAGGGCCGAACGGAGAGCCGTACTATGTCGCATCCGTGGGCGGCTTCTCGGTGAACGACCCAGGCCGCGACATCTCACGCACGAATTACGCCACCCAAACCCAAACGGGCCAATCCGCTGTAGTATGTATGCACAACTCTCTAGGATTCATACACGCCGACGAAATACGCGCTGGCGAAATCAACCACGCCCTCGCCTTCACCTTCGGGGCCGTAGCGGCAGAACGAGCCGACCGCGACGCAAACGGCAACGTCACCCGGCTCTACAGCACCCCATCATGGCCAGCCGCAGGGTCAGACGCAAAAGCACCACCCGAACACTGGCCCAACTCACCAAAACACGGCCAATGGGGCCGAGTACGTGCAGACGTAGACCCAAAGTTCAACCCACGCACCGGACAACCCTACAACCCACTAACTCAGCTACTCATCCGGGCCGCCCAAAAATACGGCATTGTAGGCACGGACACGAACGCTTGGGTACACGCCTTCAACGCCCACACATCGGTGCCAGAAATGCTGTACATGGGGACAGACAAAGACCCCTGGCAACATGAGGGCGAACTATGCAAACTGCTATGGCCCGAAAAGGCATACGCCGCCCTAGACATCTCAGATTTTCCGTGGGACTTGACCGAATGGGCAGAAATCGACTGGGGCCGCCCAGACGTAGACCTATACATCCGGCGCACAGACGGCACACCCTACATCAACCCCAAATTACTGTAATCAAAGTAATCACTATGCTATAGTAATTACATAAACAATTTAGCAACCCAAAGCACAGTGAAAGGTGCCACAATGTCCCACCAGCCCCCCACCTCAACCACCACCGACACCGAAGAAGCCAAACTCCAGGCCCTAAAACACCTGCAACACCGACTCAACCTCCACTCACTCCATGACCTGCACCAAGACAGCGGGCGACTCAAAAACCCTGCTGGCACGGTCATAGCCATGGCAACCGACACCGAAAGTCTCTACTACATCGCCGAAGCAGTAAACGCCTTCCACCAGCTCATCGGAGACTACCAAGACCAAGTAGAAGAAAACCAAGAACTAAAAGCCAGGCTAGAACGCTACCAAGCGGCCATACAAGAGCTGGAGAACCAACCCGCCGCCACCTAGACGGTGATAAACTAAATACAGAGGAGTCATAGAATGGGGGTGTACAACGTACACCCCCATTTCTCATACCCACACCCTGCACCGAAAGGCCCACCGCATGAGCAACCTCACCATGAAAGTAACCACCGGCCAACCCGTACCCGAAAGCCTAAACATCGCCGCCGGGGTACTCGCACTAGAAATAGCGCGGGCACTCTGCAAAGACTCCACCTGCAAACTCCCCCAACGCATCCAAACCATCACACGCGAAGGAGTCACCGTAGGCTTCCAAGATGATTTTGAAGGCCTAGAAAAAGGACGCACCGGAATATGGCTCATCGACATGGCCGTAGCCTCCGCCAACCAAGGCGCACCCAAACCACCCCCTTCGGTGCTCAACCCAGAAAGCACAGACCGCACCAGCCACACCACCAAATGGAGCCTATAAATGTCACCACGAAAACCCCCCGCCAACATCATTCAAAGCGGCAAAAACGCAAGCCCCCACAGCATCTACGCCAACCTAGCCGCAATCACCAACGAAATATACAAAAACCTCACCAAAAAACCAGCCCGCGTACACCTCTACAACGGTCAGGCCGCACCCATCGACGAAAGCTGCTCCGGCCAACTCTGGGCGCGCCTAGTATCCGTCACACCCGTACTCTCAAACAACGGCTGTGTAGTGGTCTACAACGAAATCATCGTAGAAATCGGGTTAGCCCGCTGTGTCTCAGTCCTAGACGAACAAGGCGAAGCACCACAGCCCTACGAAATAACACATGACGCGCTCCAAGCACTCACCGACACCACCGAAATAGCCAACACCGTACAGACACTCAGCCAAACCCTCCAAGAAAAAGACAACACCATATCCGACATCCACATAGAGAGTTGGAACCCGCTACCAACCCTCGGAGGCTACGGCGGCATCACCTGGAACCTCAAAATGAAGAAAGCAGACGTATGGGAAATCTAGAAGCCTACATGCGCCACCTCGAACGGCAAGCACTCACCAACGGCACACGCTCAGCCCAACAACTCATCAAAGCCAACATCGTAGCCCAGGGACGCGTTCGCACCGGGCGAATGGCAAACTCGGTGAGCATCAACCGCGACGGGCGCACCAGCGCCACCGTATCCGTAGACACCCGCTATGCCGTATGGCAGGAAGAAGGCCGCGGCTGGGTCTTCCCCAAAAAAGCCAAAGCACTACGATTCAGGCCCAAAGGTTCCGCAAAATTCGTATTCGCCGCCCGCGCCCGCCCTGCCGCAGGTATCCACATGGTAAAAAAAGCAGCACAAGCACTACGCGCCCGTCACTTCTTCCCACGCTAACCACCAGCAGAGGTATACTAGCACCATGACTATTGAGAACAATGAAAAAAACAACACCCACAACACCAACGCCTACGAGCGCTTCAACCTCACCGGCGCACTTACCGACAACCCGGACACAGGCGCACCGCACCCCTTAGTTGAGGGTGCGCCGACCGTCGCTGAAATGCACCAGTTCGCCAATGGACTACGCGCTACGGTAAACGAAGCATTCGGAGACCCCACCGAAGCTGAAGCAGACTTCACCATCAGCGCCAACAAACGCAAAACCTACCGCGTAAACCTGGTAGGGGAGCTGTACTCGGTAGCAGTGCCCAAGACCGGCGCGCTCATGAAGCTGAACCTCCAGAACATCAGCACCAACGGCACCGAAGACATTGAAAAAGTGATGAATGTGCTCAGCACCCTCATCAAAACCATCTTCGTAGAAAAGCAGGAAGCCGCCCGCGTACTGGAACGGCTCGAAGACGAAAACGACGATTTAGACGTAGAGAACATCTACGAGCTAATCAACAAGCTACAGGAAATCGCGGGCAAGGCCGTAAACCTCCCCCCTACGCGATAACCCGGCTGATAGGACTGTTCTCTGAATACACCCTAGAAATCGAAGGATGGGCAACCATCCACGGGCAAAACATCAGAGAACTAGACCTACACCGGGGAGCCGCCGTCATATACCACTGGGCAACCAGAAACGCAGACGAGAAGACCCTCAACGACTTCCGTAAAAAGATACTGGAAGACCCAGCCAAGGCGAAACCTGCAACCAACACACCAACCGGAAGGGGCAACTACAACCCCTACACCAAGAACGGGGAAATAGAGCCACAACTCGCCGAACAGATACGGCTATGGCGGCAAATGCAAGAAGGGCTGGCGGCGGCACAAAACCCACCAACCGAACAACCGCAACATTGATACACTAGAAGCGCGGGCACTCACAGAGTGCCCGCACTTTTGTTCTCTTTAGTTTCCCCAGGAGCCGCTACATGCCAAGCAAAAAGATAGATTCTGTCTACCTCGAAATTGGGGTGAAGCGCGCCCCTGGGGAGCCAAAGAAAACGCTAAAAAAGATACAAAACGACATCAAACGCGAAAAACTGACAGCAACCATACAGGTACTGGCAGACACCGCGCGCGCACGTGCAGACATCCACAACCTCAAGCGCTCCATCGACGCAATGCGCGCAACCATCCACGCACAAGTAACCGCAGACTCTGCACGTGCACGCGCAGAAATAGCAGAACTAGCAAAACAGCGCATACACATCCCAGCCATCGTAGAAGCCAACACCGAACGCGCCCGCGCGGCACTGCGGGCACTCACCAAAGAACGCTACACCGCCACCATCCAGGCAAACCTAGACGCGCGGTCAGTACGCAACGAGCTACGGAACCTCTCACGGGGCCGCGACTTCACCATACGCCCAACCGTCCTACGTGATTCGCTGGAACACTTCAAATACGAGCTACGCCGCCTAGCAACCGCACACATCAAAATCCCCGTCACACTTACAACCAACATCCAAAAAGTACGGGAAGAACTACGACGCTTAGCCAACGAGCGCATCCACGTACCAATCCTAGCCCGCGTACACTCAAAAGCAGCACAGCTTGAGCTTGCCATCGTCACCCGGCCCCGAATAGCAGAAATCCACGCCCGCGTATCCAACGCATCCATCGCCGCATCCACCGCAAAGCTCGGAGCAGTTCAGGCGGCGGCAAGCGCGCTATCCAGCATCAAAATGCCACAGCTCAGCATGTTCACCGGCCTAGCCGGAGGCGTACTAAGCCTAGTAGCCTCATTCACAAAACTAGCCGTCGTAATCCCGCCCGTCGTAACAGGTCTAGGCTCACTCGGAGCCGCCGCCACAGGCGGCGTAGCCCACATACTCACCCTCGGTAAATCCCTCGGGGTACTCGGCGGGGCCGTACTCGCACTACCATCACTAGCCGCCCCCTTCGCCGCCGCTATGGGCGTATGGGCACTAGCCAAAAAGAGCTTCAGTGACTACGCATCAGAACTCACCAAAGTAGGCGAACGGCTCGGCAACGTCATCACAAAATCATTCTGGCAAACCGGGCAATTCCGCCAAGCCCTGCTAGACTTCTCAAACACAGTCGCAAACCACGCCGATAAAGCCGTGGGACACTTCGCCGCGTCCGTCGGCGAACTAGGCTCAACAATGGTACAAGCGGCCACCGCGCGCGGCCCCGAACTTCTAGAGTTCATCCACAACATGGGCCGCTTCATGCACATAGCCAGCACTGGGGCCGGAAACCTAGCAAACGCACTCATCAACGTACTAACCGCAGGTGGGCGCGTACTGCCAGACATAGCACGCGGGTTCAACGACGTAGCCATAGCAATCAACACCTGGACATCCAGCGCCGACCTAGAGGGCATGATACGCCGCTCATTCGATGCAATAAAAGACCTACTACGACTCACCTGGAACCTAGTAGGCGTATTCGACGCGCTCACCAAAGCCGCCGAAGCCGCCGGGGGAACTACACTCAAAGGCTTCACAGACGGCGTAGAACGCCTCAACCAAGCAATGCACGGTGAGTTCTTCCAGGGCGCAATGACTACCGTATTCAAGGGCGCACTAGACGCAATGCGCGAACTAGCACCCGGCGTTCGCGCCCTCGGCGTAGCACTCGGGAACATGGCACCCCACATCGCCACCGTATTCACCAAAAGCGCACAGGTCTTTAGCCAATTCCTAGTGAACCTCACCAAAATCATAGATAACTCAGGCTTCCAGCAGGGTATCTCCATGATGTTCGACGGGTTCAAACGATTTGCCGAAGGACTAGAACCCATGATGGCCCCCCTCGGTGAACTCATCGGCAACGTAGCGGGCCTATTCGGGCGCATACTCGGCATCGTAGGGCCGCTAGTCGGACAGATAGCCGGTACCCTGCTACCCGTCTTCAACAAACTCTGGCCGACCATCCACAAAGTAGTAGACGCACTAGGCAATCAGCTACAAACCACCATAACCCCCCTACTACCCCACCTGGAGACACTAGGAAAAGCATTCGGTGAACTAGCTGAGGTCTACCTAGAAGCAGTTATCCAAGGTCTAGAAGCTATCAAGCCACACCTACCGGCCATCGTAGACGCATTCGGAAAACTGGCCGTCGCCGTAGGCACCTCACTCGCAGACGCACTTAAAGACGTACTACCAGACCTAGTAAAGATGGCCGCCGAAGCCATACCCCAGCTTCTTGACGCAATCGTAGAGCTGCTTCCAGACCTCACCGAACTACTAAAAACCTTCGTCAAGCTCTCGCCAACTCTGGTAAAAGAGCTGTTCCCCATCCTTCTGGAACTAGCCAAAACCGCCGTACCTCTATTCGTCATCGCACTACAGGCCCTGCTACCATTCGTAACAGACCTGCTGAAATTCGTGCTTGAAATCATTAAGTCAATGGGTAGCCCCGACGACCCTAACTCGCTGTCAGGTGTCCTTGTCAATATCTTCAAGGCTATTCAAGACTTCCTCAAAGAACACGGGCCGGGCTTCGTCCAATTCTTTAAGGACGTATCGGAGAAGGTAGAAAAGTTCTCACAAGAGTTCACGAAAGAGGGCGGCGTACTCGACAACCTCAAAAACCTCTCCGAAAAAGGTACCGAAGCCTTCAACAACGTGAAGGGCGCATTCGAGCAAATCGGTACCGTCATGACGAACTTTGTTACCTCCATCGCGGTAGGCTTCGCCACAGCAGTACTCACCGTGCGGCAAAAAGCAGCCGAAATAAGGCAAGGCGTAGAAAACGCATGGAACACCGCCGTAAGCTCAGCATCCAACGCACTCGCCGAAATGGTGCGAGTCGTATCCCAATGGTGGAACAACGCCTCCCAGACCGTGCAGAACTGGGGCCGACACATCGGCCAAGCCGCGCAAAACATCTGGCAAACCGTATCTAACCACGCCAACATCATGGGCCAAATGGTGCAAAAAGCCGCCCAGCACATGGGCAACGTAGCACGCACTATCGGCGGGTGGGCACAGGGCCTCTACAATAACGCGCGCAACGCATTCCAAGGCGTAGTAAACGGTGCCGTAAACCAAATCTCACAAATCGCGGGCCGTATCGGACAAATGGCTGGCAACATCTCCAACGCAGTACGCGGTCTAGGTAACCGCGCAGCTGGAGCCATCCAAGGATTCGGGAACCACTTCCGGGCCGCAGGTATCAACATGATTCAGGGCCTCATCAACGGCGTAGCCAGTGGCGCAAGCGCCCTGTACCAGACCATCCGCAACCTGGCACGAAACGCCGTGAACGTCGCCAAGCGCATGTTCCGCATCAACTCACCCTCAAAGGTATTCATTGAAATAGGTGAATACGTCTCAGAGGGTCTGGCCGTCGGTATCGACAAAGCGTCGAACCTACCCCAAAAAGCCATCGATAATCTGGTAAATATACCCACCAAAGCACAACTCAAACTACCCACCCTCACCACACTCAACACCCCAAACACCCCACTCGGAGGGGCAACCGGAGAGAACTCTCCAGTAAAGCAACTGGACATCACCGAAGCTCTGACGCGCATGTACACCACCGTCACCGAATACATGCCGCGCCTAGTCGCCGCCCTAGAACCCATCGGACAAGCCGTCAAGCAGGTAGCCACCACCTTTAGCACCGACCTGCCGCAAGGGGCCGCGCAAGCAGTACCACCACTGCAAGCCGCACTCATGCAGATTCAGACAGCCGCCGCAGAGGTCGCTAAGAACGTCAAGCTCAACCTGCTAGACGAGAAAAACGGCCTCTTCGGAGCCATCAAAGTAGTGCATGACATCGGTTACGCCATGTTCCTAGCCTTCTACAAGACCTACGGCAAGGTCATGCTCGACGCGTGCCAGGTATCATTGCAGGTGGTAAAGAACATCGTTGAATACCTCGGAAAAGCGCCGGTGCAGACATACAAAATCGGTACAGCCATGCGGGACAACCTCGTAGCCACCTTCGGACGCGCAGTCCTTAGGGCGTGTCAAATCAGTAAAAAAGTCGTAAACACCGTCGTAATATTCATGGGGCCAGCCGCCGAAGAATCCTACAAAATCGGTGTAGGCGTAGTGCAGGGCTTCATCGACGGCATCGAAAACAACCAGGGGGCCTTGAACCAGGTCATGCGGAACATGGCCGTGAGCGCCGCCAACAGCGCCCGCCGCGCCCTCAAAATCAACTCTCCCTCCAAGGTATTCATGCAAATAGGCGGGTACGTATCGGAGGGCTTCGCCGTAGGTATCCAGCAGAAAGAACAGCTGGCACACACCGCCCTGAGCAAACTCATAGCGGCACCAAACCAGGCCCTACCGCCACTCACACCCCCCGCGCCACCCCTCGGAGCCGTTACACCTGCAACCACCGCCCCCGTACCGACCCCCACAGCCGCAAGCGGCACCAACGACTCGGTGCGCCTCATCCAGCTCATGGAAGACATTCGTACCGGCCTAGACCGCGTGGTGAACGCCGTAGACATCAAGCTAGATGGCCGCTCAGTCGTTACCCAAATTAACCGCTACCGCGCCGTGTAGCTAATCAGAGAAGAGAACAAACACAATGGCCTACTTCGTAGACACAGACCTAATGCCCGCCAACACGTGGCCCGCATCATACAACCCACAGCTGGCATACTTCGGGTACCCCGGACTAATGGCACCGCTCCCAGTCGAAACAATCAGCATGAAATTCGCAGGGGCAGAACCCACCATAAAAACCGCCATCGACGGCACCAAATGGGCCTACGCACCAGTACGCACCGGCGCACCACGCCGCGAATGGTCAATCAGCCTCACCGCACCGGAATCCGTGGCACAAGCACTGCAAGACCAATTCAACGGGTTATGGGGTGCAGGGAGCAGTACCAAACTCGGCGGCTGGCAATTCCTACCACCACTGGCGGGCCGGAACATGCTCACCTACGACGAAAGCGTACTAACCCACATCGACACCTACGACGGCGACTACCGGATGGGTTCACAATCGGGACGGCAAGTCTTCCAAGCATTCGACTCAGCCGCCTACCGCACCCAAACCCGTAAAACAACAGACAACTACGTAACCATCGGAACCAAAATACCCGTATTCCCCGGCGCAGTCGTAAAAGTCGTAGGATGGTGGAGCAAAAACCCCAAAATTCAATTCAACACCTACAACCAATACGGCAACGCAGGACAGACCTTCATACCACAAGTAAAGCCCCTGGATAACCCAGAATGGCTGGACTGGCGCGAATCAGCGGCCATAGACATACCCGTACAAAACGTAGCAAGCATCGACGTAGTATTCTCACTACGCGAAGACTTCCACCTGCTCGAACCCCGCGTCATCATGGCACCAGCAACCGACGAATACATATTCAGGCCTACCGACCCTACACTACGACAAGCACAAGTACGCGGGTCACGCGCACTATCCGTCATCGTTACCGACATCAACGTAACACCGGTCTGGTTCCCAACAGCGGCGGCAACACACAGCGTCGGTGAACCCGTCTATGAGGTGACAGCAAAAATTACAGAACTGGGATAATAGAAAACATGGCAAACAGGGATAAACAAAACAACCTCGGAACACCTGTCGGAAGCACTTTCCGACAGTTCGAGGTAGAGGTGTACGTAAACGAAATCCGCTACCCCGTAAACAGCGTATCCTTCTCGGGGGACAGTATCGGCGGCCTACCCGAAGGCATGGTGCACGTAGGTTCAGGCAAAAAATCACGCACCGGAACCATCGAATGGGGAAACCTCCAATACACCCCTTCGGAGATACAGCACCGGCCCACCAACCCCCCATACCGCAAAACCCCAGCCGGTATAAAATCATCATTCTACCCCGGCGTATTCCCTCTACCCACACGCTCAGCCACCCCCACCAAGGAGGATAGCCGACCCGTACCCAAAAAAGGCGATAGGGTAGTGGTATACGCCAAAGAACCGGGCCGGTCTAGCTACCGCTCACAACGGTTCACCGGGTACATCAAGAGCACCACCAGCTCACTCGAAGACGGCACCGTAACATCAGCAATCACCGACGGGCTAGACGAAATCCTAAACATACTCGTCACCCTCGAACCGTACTGCCTGGGGTACAACGGAGCCTACGCGCTCACGCCCTTGACACAGGTCTGCAAAGCCCTAGAAACCGTGGGTCTAGGCATCCTCCCAGCACAAGACGACAACACCCTCATCCAGACCTCACAGCAGTACGGATTCGCACCCATCCAAGGACGGCTACGCCGGTACGGGAACAACTTCGAGACCAACTACACACAAACCGGAATATCCAGCACACAAGGGCTACGGTTCTACCTGAACCAATACGCCGCGTTCCACCGCGATAAAGCATTCATCCACCTATCACGATTCGACCGATTTTCACCGTCCGCCGAAAGCGTGAGCGGCCTCAACTCGGAGTACCACGAACTACGCGTGCAGTACTACCCCAAAGAAGGCACACTACGGGTAGCCGTTCTAGACTGGTCTAAATCCAGCACCAACCCCGGCGTATATGAAATCTACAAAGAACCATACTCACCGCCACAAGAATACTTCGGGCAATACGTACCGACAGCGGTAGCCTGGACACCTACCACCTGCTGGATATTCACGGGGAAGCTAGACGATTCGGGCATACCCATCATCGTAGAAAAACAAATCGTAAACACGCCGCTAGACTGGAACAAACAAATCCAGTTCGCCTACAACTTCGGTGCCCTCGAAACCTCCATGCGAGTAGTAAACCGCGCCGAAATGCTAGACCAACTAAAAGCTTACGTCGTAAAATTCCCCCGTGAGCCGTACCAAGTCAAAGCCGCCTACAAACCAACACAAGACCTGGACGGCTCCCACAAACTCAACCGCGCTATTCGCGGGTACAGCACAGTACCAGCCGCAAAAGTCCTAGAAGACTGGGCGGCGGCTTGCATCGGAGCCTACTGGATAAACGAGAAGGGCGTACTCACCCTCGCAGACTTCCGCTCCATCCTACGAGTAGGGCAGAGCCGTACAGTAGACCTCCCATCCAACGCATTCTCGGGGAGCTGGGCCACCGACACAGGCACCACCTACACCCGCGTGATAGTCAAAGGGAAAGACGCACTATCCAGCGGTAACGACAACGCCCCAGCAGTTACCGTATGGCGACCCGAAGGAAACGGCCTAAATGAACTACCGGAAGGACAGCTAAAACGCACCTTCATTGAGGTACCGGAACATGAGGACTGGATAGGGGTAGATTACGACCTCAAAATGCCTCGAAACCCAAACACCACCGACTCAACACACCCTAAAGGCGTACTCAACCCTTACGACTTCGCAGGAGGGGACAACAACCGCTACGCCGTAGGCGACGTAGGGTCATGGTGGGACTTAGGTGTTGTCACCAACGAAGCCCGCCTACGCACCGGCGCACAAGCAGGGGGAAGTATAAAATTTGCCTCAGGGCTTCCCTGGTCTGACATATACGGAAAAATGGAACGGTTAGGCTGGCGCACCATCCTCACCGAATTTTCGGTGTACATAAGGCAAGGCGAGAGGGCTAAAACCTTCTACCTGAACAATCCTGACGAAATACTGCCAGACCCTGACTGGACGTATGTTCACTACCAGAAATACTTTCGCGCGTCCCTACCTCTTATACGCGCCAAGTTCCGGGTGGACTGGAAAAACTACAAGTTTACTGGTAAAGATTTTGCACCGAAAGCAAACACACCCGAAAACCTACCATCGGTGAACAACTGGGGGCTATCCCCCATCAACGCAGAAAACGTGTATGAGCACAACTTCGACTGGTGGGTAAGTAAAGGCCTGGCACAAGAGTTGCTACCCATACTAGAGCAACAACTCACCCGCGAGACACACACCATCGAAGGGGTAGAGCTGACACCCGACCTAGAGCGCAACATTGGGGACGTAGAAAACTGGCTATGGACAGACGACGCGGGCCAAGCCTGGGACGCATGGGTACTCATACAATCCGTCTCGGAATCCTGGGAAGGCGGGTACCTCTCCCAAAAAGTAAACGTAGTAGTCTACAGCTATACACCAACCGAAATACGGAAAGGCGGAGTATACAAGAGTCCAAACGAGCCATAGACACACCTATGACATAATGGATATGCGGGCGCTTCACACAAACTAAGGAGGGCCTACAGCAGGTGAGTTATAACTACGTTACTAACCGTGACGCGCGCAACTTCACCCCCGGCTCCCAGGTTCCCAGCGTATTCGGCTTCCCCCGCGTTATCACCAACATCACACTGCACTGGTGGGGCAAGCCTGAATGGCGGCAGACCTGGGAACAGGTCATGTGGTTCTTTTGCGACAACCCGAACGTGGGCACCAGCGCCCATGAGGTCATCTCAGACGGAATCGTAGGGTGCATCGTAGACCACTCAAACTCGGCCTGGGCGAACGGCAACAGAAAGGGCAACGCACAGAGCATCACCCTTGAATGCAACCCGCGTATGTCCCTCGGGGACAAGACCACCGTAGCCCAGCGAATCGCGGACATTTGGCGAATGCATGAGCGCATTATCCCACTCACCGAACACAGGGACTGGTTCGCCACCGAATGCTCGGGGACATGGGATAAAAACGAAATTACACGTATGGCAATGGCCGCCTACAAAGGCGTAGCCACCGAAATACAGTCACTAGCAAAAAATGGAGATTTATCCGTGGCAGATATTAACACCATCGTCCAAAAGCTCGACAAGCTCATTCAGCTTGCAGAATATCAAATCAGCTACAGTCAGCCGGGCCGCGAAGGCATCAACCGTGACTCGGAGCTGGCAAGCTGGCAACGCGGCATCAAACGCACCGCTGACGACTGGGCACCGGGCCGCGCTGGCATCAACCACCCTGGCCGCGCCTACCTCGAATTCGTGGACTTGAAGGCCAGGGTTGAGAACATCGACAACAATGTTCAGGCAATCCACAACACTATCCAGAGCATTTCCAGGTAATACACACCACCCAACCGAAGGACTAAAAAATGTCTGAAAATGTAATCAGCAACACACCCACTAAAGAAAAGCGCTACGCAGGTAACGTGACGAAGAGCACCACCGTAGCAACCTCCCTCATTCTGTCCGTTATTACTATTCTGTCCGCTGGTCTGGCACAGGCTGGTATCACCCTCAAGCCTGAGGTGCAGGGCGCTATTTCCACCATCCTAGCCGCAGTGGCCGTGTACTTCGCTGGCAAGTACACCAAGGGCGAGAAGGCACACATCGAAGGCACCTTTGAAAACACCATGGCCCAGGCCCTCCAGGAGCTAGACACCGACAAAATCCTAGACGCAATCGCCGAAGGCGTAGCTAAGGACGCGGCAAAGCACACCGCCCCCTATTCGGGGGACATCCCTGCAGAGGCCGCACAGCCTGAGGGAGCCGCAGAACCCGGCTATACTCTTAACGGCGGAGACTTCACGCCGCACCCCACCGCGCCGATTGACGGCACCGATAACTACGCAAACAACGAAGGGAGCGTGCAGTAATGGGTCACATCAACCCCTGGGTTGCCTGGATGATTGAGATGCTTATGTTCCTTCACGGCTAAGCCACCCCAACACAAAACCCCCGAAAGGGGGTTTTTTCATGCCCAAAATTACACACCATCCTGAATATTTTTACCTAATTTTATACATACACCTGCATACCTTTCCAAAATACAGTGGCACATTTCACTAAGTTCAACCTAACCAATCACTAACCAACACCTAACCACAACTCCAAGCCGCTCACGGCCCCTCTAAGCCGTTCAAAATCCTGCAACCCTCCCACAACACCTGACCCCTGGAAAAGTCCGGGAAAACCCAGCTAGAGGGCTTCTCAGAGGGATTTTTAGCCAACACCCCAACCCGCCAGATACAAACCACCCATCGAAGGGTGAAATTTTCTCAGACAATCGAAAAAATCGAACAAACAGAACCGCCGGAAATCCTGGGATTTTTCGGGGCAACACTCTCAGAGGCCGTAGGAGCCGATTTAAGGGGCCGTTTTCGATTTAGGGCACAATTCCACGTGACCCCCTCCCAAAGTCCGGGAAATCGGCCTTTACGGGCCGTACAGAGGCATTTCCGGCCCACCCCTCAACCACACCTCCAAAATTCCCCCAATTTCGGAGCACCCCCACCCACAAGGGTGTGACGCAAGACACACACCACAATGTAACCTACATCACAGTCTCTCGCACGCGCGTGCGCGCGTGTACGCGCTCGTTCTTCTTCGCGGGCGCACATGCATACGCGCACACGGGCGCATGTACGCGCGCACATACGCGCGCATAATGCGTGCGAGCGCACGCGGGCACGCCCGCGCACGTACTTCTTAAGTACCTATCCACCCTGCCCTTACCTCTCCCTCCCCCCTCCCCCCTTTAGGGGGGAAGGG